ATGGCTTCCGCAGCTTCACTCGCTGAAAATTTTGTCTTACTGCCCATTTCACGGGCTTTTTCCCGGAGGGCATCCATCTCTGAACCGGTCGCACCGGACACAGCTGCCACCTTTGACATGGCGGAATCGAAATCCGCACCAGTTTTCACAGCAATGGTTCCCAGAGCCGTGACACCAGCGGTGACGGGCAGCAGCTTTTGTCCCACGCCGGAAATTTTGTCCCCGGCGGACTGCAGCGTTTCACCCAGAACGCCCATCTTTTCCAAGGCGGTGTGAGAATTGTTTGCTTCTGTGGTCAGGCGTTTCAGTTCGTTTTCGGTTTCGATGATTTCACGCTGTAGTGCATCATACTGCTGCTGGGAAATTTCGCCGTTTGCAAGAGCGGTGTTTGCCTGTTCTGCGGCAGTTTTTAGTACTTCCAGCTTTTCTTTGGTAGCTGTCACCGCATCGGCGAGGAGCTTGTGCTTCTGCGAGAGCAGTTCCGTGTTGGAAGGATCGAGTTTCAGCAGCTTCTGGACATCTTTCAGCTGTGTCTGCGTGCCTTTGATGTCTTTGTTGACACCTTCCAGTGCCTTGGACAGCTTGGTGGTATCGCCGCCGATTTCTACGGTGATGCCCTTGATTCTATTAGCCATACAATCTCACCCCCTTATCAAAATTTATCGAAGTCACTCTGATCCGCTAACATATGATATTTGTATTCGTCATTCTCCCGTTCGGTGAACATATCATTCACCAAACCAATGGTCAAAAAATCCAAATCGCCCATTGACAAACCAAGCTGAACGCACCGCAACAAAAACAGCGGTGTGGTCATCGGTCGGTCAATCGGGCGATGTTTTTTTTAGACTTGACCTGTGTTTCTACGTTCAAACCCCAGAGGTCGATCAGCTGCGGCAAGATCTCATAAATACTGAACGTGTTAAACTGCTCCAGCCACTCGTCCGGTGATGCCGGAATGGCTGCATCGGCATGTTTTGCCATGATGTAGGCGATATTCTCAAATACTTCAAGGCTTTCAATGTCCAGTGCAGAGGATTCCTCTGTATTTTCTCCCACAGACTTTTGCAGTGCTGCAAAGTCCTGATAAATATCTCTGCGAAATTTCAAGCGATACAGTCTGGGAACTGCTGCACTTGCCTTGAACGGCACATCAATACCATCAATGGTGATGTTCTTCTGAATTGCCATACTGCCACCTCCTTACGCTTTTACAGTGGTCTTGGAAGTCGTTCCGGCTGCCGGTGTGTATACGTTCTTGTACCAGCCATCATAAGTAGAAGCATCTGTGGATTCACAAGTCTTTGCCTTTACCAGACCGTTGGGCAGTGCTGAAGCCTTGATGGAGATAGTTTCAGTCTTTACTTCCTTGCTGTCCTCGGTAGTCTGTCCCTCTGTTGCCGGACGGGAGGCGGAACAGCAATAGAGAACATGACGAATTTTTCGCTTATCTCCAGTGAATTCAAACAGCAATGCAAACTGCGATACTTCATCATCATTTCGTTCCACCAGAACGCCGTTGCTGTCCAGGATTTCTCCCAGAATATCCGTGGAAAAATCTGTGGGAATCAGGGCAATTTCCAAATCACCTTCATAGCCGGAATTGTTGGAAATCACATAGTATACGATGTCGTCGGCATAAAAATTTTCGTTTTCGCCGTTTGCATCAATGGAAATGGAAACTGCACCCGGCAGACGCACCGGATCCACATAGACCGGCGTCAAATTGGCTCCGCTGGCATCGGTTACCCAGTCCTTGATTTTAGCGTAATGTACATTGGTCAAACCAAATTTGACCTTGTTCTTTTTGTTTGCCATAGGACTTAAACCTCCGTTTCGTAAAGCACTTCATAGAGCCTTTCTGACTCTATCCAGACTTCTGATTTTGTGTAGTAGATCTCATGACGTTTCAGAACCTCTTCAATCTGATTTTCCAGTTCAGGATTCTTAACGTCTGTGTAAAGTTCAATATCCAGCATCTTAAAACTGAAATACATGGAATTATCCGCAGAAAATGTATTCTCTCCAGGTGAAAGAAAAATGAGAAAAGGCGGTGCAGGACTCTCGCCCTCGGCAAAATGATGGTAGGCGAAAGGCAGTCCCATTTCCTCCATCATTTCTGCGATTTGTTCGTAGGTCATGACAAAGCCCCCTCAATCAAATGCTCCAGCAACTGCACACCGTTTTCTTCCGCAGGAGAAATATGCGGTTTGCCAGATACACGTCCACCGCCACGCTTAGCGTGTCCCTTTTCCAAAAGGTGTGCCAGTTGGTAACGATTCTTACTGTGGACAGTCATCTCCAAAGTGTGACTGTTTTCACCAGTCTTTTTCGTTGCCCAGCTTTTTGCATATTTTCCGGTGTCCTTCGGAGCATTGGCGGAGATCTCGTTTTTCACTTGCGTGGCAGTTTTCCGGACAGCCTTTTTCATGGCAGTATCCGCAAGGTCTGCATATTCCTGCAAGCCCTGCATGATTTCCGCTGCAAGATTGTCAATACTGGTCATTTTGTCCTGTCTTTCTGGCTTCTGCAGTAAGTTTCAGATAGTCCTTGTGCAGATAATCCGGTGTAACACTGGTGATGTTGTATGTGACATCCCGAAACAAGATTCGGTTGCCTGTTACAGACGGCATCCAGTTTCGACTTTGCCGAATGAGGAATTCCAGTGTTTGTGTCTCTGTGGTCACACCAGCGTCCGTATGCTCCGAAGAAGCTTTCAAAGTCACTTTTGCCCAGCAGGAAAAAACTTCGTCCCACACAGCGGTGTGATTGCCGATTTCATCGGTAACAACACGATTTTCCAGAAAGGTAATTCGCTGATTCAAAGTTCCGATTTCCATCAAATCACATCCTCTCGCTGTGCAAACAGCATGGCACGAAGCGTTAACATCAGCTTGGAAAAGTCTGCAGTATTGCGGTTTTCATAGAGATAAGAAACTGTGTAGAGCATTGCTGTCCGCACCACATCTTCGTTCTCCGAAAAGCGTTCCTCGTCCATTCTTCCTACATCCATTACCAACTGTTTTGCAGTTGAAATAAGGGAGAGAAGCAATGTATCATCATCTTCAAAATCAATCCGCAGATATTGCTTGACTTCCTGTAAAGTTACCACCCACTCCAACCCCTTTCTCTGATTACGCTTTCATGCCAAGTGTCTTTACGGCTTCGGTCAGAATCAGTCTGCCATCGACACGCTGAGATGCGAGGAATCCAACCTGACCATTCATTGCAAATACCTCATTCAGCCGCTTAAAGGAACGTCCCTGACGGTCGCCGATCCAGTAATAGCTGAAATCGCCGAAAGCGAGACACTTTGCACCTGCCTTGATTTCCGGCACATAGCTGGAAGTGTAGTACGGACGATTGAGAATGGTATCCGGAACGCCAGCTTGTACAGACGGATTCCAGATGTAATTGCCAGTGCTGTCTTTCAGCTTACGAAGTGCCTTTACTGTGGAATCGTTCAGCACCCACACTGCCTTTTTGCGATATGGGCTTCTCAGAGAATAGAACAATTCCAGAACATCATCGAAAGTGATATTTGCAGTACTGGTAGTTGCTCCGCTCTCTGCACCGCCCGTTGCAGCAAAGATACCAGTCGGCTTGCCCTTGCCATCACCAATGAAGAAAGCTTCTTCTTCCTTTGCACCGATTCTTCTTGCAAATTCCTTTGCAATATAGGACGGCAGGTCAAAAGCAGCATCATTCAGCAGTTCCTCAGAGATCTTAATTGCCGTACCGACCTTGTACGCACCAAGGGAAGCCTGTCCAAAGGTATCATCCGACAGCTTATATGCGTCTTCCTCGTCCATCCAGGCAGCTTCGCCCTTAGAAGTAACGATGGGAATCTTTCGATCACCGGAGGAAGTTTTGATAACGGTTGCCAGCTGCCGGAAAATGTTTTCTTCGGTCAGGGCTTCCACCAGTTTTCGTTCAAACTCATCTGGAACAAGATACAGTATCTGTACCAACCTGCAGGTCGTTTCGGACATCGTAAAAATTGCGGTTGCGAATGCTGTTCCAGAAAGCAGTACGATATGCATCCGATGCAATGCCGGTCTTGGTATCACTGTGAGTGGATGCGTTCGGCTTGTTCTGAATCGGCGTAGAAGTAGGCTTGTTCATTTCTGCCTCAATTTCAGCCTGCCTTTCCAGACGCTGAATTTCCTTTCCAAGGTCTACAATCGTCTGTTCCATTGCATCGTAGGTCTTGGAATCTTCCTCACTGAGAACACCGTTTGCGTTTCGCTTGCTGTCAAGAAAATCACGGGCAGTGTCCCAAGCCTTCTTTCTCTTTTCTCTGAGTTCTTTAATCGTCATAATC